GCCTGAATCAGCTCATTGACTTCACGAACATTTACATCTTCAAGCACACCCTTCGTGTCAGTGTCGCTCGTCGTCTCCGTCACAGTGCCAGCTGTCGCGTTGTAAGCCCCTGCAGAAACGTAACGAACTGTCACATCTCCGCCGAACTTGCTGACTACCTTCTTGGCCGTCTTGACTAGCGAAGTGGCAAGGGACATCAGACTTCGTAAGCGACGATTGTTCCGCTTGTCAGCGTGATGCTCGTAATCTCAAGGCCCTCGATACAGGCAGAGGTATTGAAATTGATCCCCTCGATTGTTGAGGATCCATTTTCAGTGATGGCAGCAGACGTCATCGAGGCAATCACCGAATCCTCTAGCGCCATGATTTTTACAAAACGACCAGTCTGAGCTGCCGTGTTCGTAATGATGGTTGCCTTAGTCGGCTGGTAGCCATAACCCATGATCAGCTCCTGCGGATTGCGATGTTGCCTGGTCCACTGATTCTAAGGCTTGTCAAGTACCTTTCAAACATTGGCGGGACACGATCAGCGCCAATCGCGCCAGACTTGTCAGGCGTGACGTTGATGCTACCAATCTGCACACTCTTGAAATCTTCAAGGCCGCCCAAGCTGATGCCGTCTACATTGTTGTGCAGATAAACCGCTAGCTCAATCTGAGCACGTTTGATCTGATCGGGGATTTCTGTATCGGTAAAATAATCCTCAGAAATACGAAACGGGAATCCTGTTGCGTAGGTGTTCACGTAGGTATCGGGCTTTCTCACTCCCGTACGAGGCCACTGCATCGATTGCGTATCAGTTGCCTTGGCACCTATAAATCTTTCACGATCAAGACGTTGCGCTGCTGCTGCTAACGCTCGATTGCGTGTGTCGTCAGTACCTGTGCCCCACTTCGCAACATCGGTGCTGGAAATCATGGCCTCCACAAACGTGTCGGCTTCACTCAGCGTGATGTAGCTGTTGGCGCTTGCGCCTCCCGCTGTTGCGTCGATTGTTACTGCCATCAGCCTTCACGGTAGAAGTCTTTGTGTCCGGCTCTATAGAAACAGAGGCCACCGCTTTCGCAGCAGCCTCACGTTCCTTCATTCGCCGGAAAGCGAAGAGACCCATCAGGAGCTAGCGCCCTTCAGAGCAACGAAGTTCAGGACGATAGCTTCGCCCAGGTTGCCAGCAGACACGTTGCTGATTGTGATCGCAAAGGATCCAGCAGCAATGCTGTTGGCCTGCACCAGATAGCTGCCAGCAGTACCACCGGAAGCATGGTTGACGATCACAACATCAGTCGCTGCGATCGTGCTGTTGGTGACAGTGAATGAAACCTCAACACCTGCGTTCAGTGTTGCGTCATCACAAGTGATCACGCCTGTTGCAGTGTTCAGGGTAACGCCGGTTGATTTCGACGTTGCTTGGGTCACAGATCCGCCCGCAGTTGGGCCAATCAAAGTGCCAGCTGTTGCCTCAAAAATAGATGCCATGGTTAGTTACCTCCGTCAATCAAGGTTAGAAGTGGTGGTAACCCGCACGATTCCAATGTTGTTGGTCTCGTAAACCTTGGTCCAGTTGCCCACAGTTTCAAGCTGTGCCCGAGTTGGGTTAGAAACAGAAGTGGAGAACTTGGAGCCGATCGGGTGATACACATAGTGTAGATCGATCGACATTGCATCACTCTTGGCGAGAATGTCACGATCAGTCTCAGTCTGCAGACCGAGTTGCTCACCAGAGCCAACAGCACCCTGAGTAAACAGATAGCTGGCATATTCGGTGGTTGCACCAGATCCAGCAGTCTGCACATCAGCAGAGACAATCACACGCAGACCCATGAAGGTTGGAACCTGCACGCTGCCAAAAGCAGGAGCGGTAGAACCCTGAGTTGCGCTTGTGTCAGGTGCGCCAGTGTTGTCGTAGATGAAATCAATCGCACGACGCTCCATCAGGTCGTAATAGACCTTCGGGTGCATAGCAATCGCGGTGAGCTTCTCACCTTGATCACCAAGGATTGACTTGGCTTCGACAATCTGACGAGGGCCAAGAATTGTTGGGGTGTCGCTAGTCGTGCCATCTACAGCCAGACCGGCATAAGCAGCAGAGCTGGTGTCACCAACAGCACCGAACACACCAGCCAAGCAGGACAGAAGATCCTTCTGGCGCTGGTTGGCAATGTAATCAGCAATCTTGGCGCCGATAGCAGCCATCGGATCAGAACCTGCAGCAAGTGCCGCCAGATCGCGAGACTCGAAAGCGCGACCACGATGCAGAACAGCAGCAACCTGCTTGTCTGCGGTGATTTTGCCAGGGGTTAGTGAAGAGCTATCCGTCAGACGCTCAAAATCGCCTGACAGATTGGCCTTGTAGAAAGGCACTTGAACAAAGTCACCACCATCCTCAGAAGCATTCAGCTCCGCCATGGGCTGCACCACACCGCTAGCCAGGAAGGCATCACGCTGAGTGGTTTGCTCAATGACGTAAGGCGTAAATACCTCGGGGATGATGATGTCAGAGCGAAGAGTCGCCATGACAGATCCTCAAAAAATGGTGTTTACGGTATGGGCACAGCCCTTACGGCGCAGCACAGCCTTGCCTATGTTTCACATACTAACGCTTCGCGGCAGTTTTCAACCTTTCGTACAGATCCCGATCAGTGCGGAACAGTCTGGATTGCTCTGTCAGGTTGAAGGTGTCAGGCATGAACGGATTCACTGTCCCTGCCGGGATGTCTCCAGATGATCGCGTTCCTGATGGAGCACCGCTGCCTTGTGGCTTTGGGGCTTTCTGCATCCATGCGGGCAAAGCCTTCGCCCATTCGGTAACCGGCGTCCGCTTGTAACCATCAACAACTACAACAGTGCCGTCTGTTTCACGCTCAATCTGCTGGCTAGACAGCTTGGTTTTTAAAATTAGGTCAGGGTCATGCACCACGTCAGCCAATGCCGTGACAGCTGGTGTGATCAGTTCAAGCTCTCTGACTCTGGTCTCTAGCTCGGCAATGCGCTGGTCCTTTTCCGCCGTCGCCTCACGGAACTGCTGCTCCAGAGCCTGTCGGGCTTCGGTGTACTTGCCTTGTTTTTCCAGATCTGCTTGCTCTGCCTTAGCTTTGAAGTCCAATAACTCCTGAACATCAACGCCCTCAGGAACTGCCTTCGCTTGCTGTTTTGCTTTCTTGTATTCATCTAGCAACTCGGCATTCTTTCGCCGCATTGCCTCAAGCTCAGCAATCAACTGCGAATTGTTGTCGGTTTGCTCCACAGGAGCGGTTTGATCTTCAGACATAAATTAGCCACAGGCTAAATTGCATCTAAAGTTTATCAGCTCCATTTAACTTTGTCGGCCCAGAATGCTGCACTCATCTTGCCTTTTGCGATATTCTTTGCATGACGCGCTTTGAATGACGCGCTTTGAATGACGCACGCTTAGTCTTATCAGCCTTTGACTCTCCCTTGCGAGGTGGCTTTGTTTTAGCGCCTTGTTGACCAAAACGAATGAGCTTGACCCGATCACCTTCCTTCGCCAGAACGACGTGACTTTTCTTCGGATGGCTTGGCGTGCGCTTCGGCTTGTTGAAGGCTGACAAGCCATAACGCTCAAGGCGCGGGTCTTTCTTCGCCATTACTTTTTCTTGCCTTTAGGCGCTGCTCTCAGCTCAGAACGTTTTTTCAAAACAGGGTTGCCTGTGCTCTCTGATTTGATGGCGACAACGGGATCACCTTTTGCACCACGACGTGTCACCGTGCCACCGCTAGGGCCCTTAACGCTATACGAACCCTCGCCTTTAACACTGGTGACAGTGCCATAGGTACGCGTGCCGCCATACATCCAACTGACGCGAGAACCTTTTTTCATTTTTTCTTGCCTCCCTTCTTCCGCTTGCCTGCAGGTTTTTGAGGCTTCTTAGGTCCGCTGTAGCCAGGCATCAGGCAGCTCCCTTGGTCTCTTCTGTTTTAGCAGCTTTCTGCTTTGCCGTGGTCTTCGGCTTGGCCTTGGGCTGCTGGCCCTCGACAGTGAACTGGAACTTACTGTGCAGCTTTGCCATTGGAATAGAGTTCCTTGAGCTGCGCCAAGGTTAGCTCTGACCCGTCCTCGCTAACAAATTTGCGAATGGCGTCTGTTGGTCCGTATTTTCTAGCCAGTCGATTGAAGTATGGAACTTTTTCAGGGCTTAAAACATCCTCTTTGACTTTTTTAGGTTGTTTGTCAAGCCATTCTCCATATGTTTGATTTTCAGGCACAGTATCTCCCCGAGTGGTTCTAGATGGACCAAAAGCGGTATTTGGTCGCCTGAGCTGACTTGGTGGTGGTGGTTCAATGCCAAGCCTTTCATAATCAATCACCGGAACAGTCGTTGATCTGCAGTTGAAATGCTGCGGCGGTGTTGGCCCCTTTCCATACTCAAACTCCTGACCATCTAAAGCGCGACAGATCGGGGATGTTTTGCTGTCCAACGTCGCCACGTAACGGTAACGATTCGTAACATCCTGATTAGCCTGGTAGACCTGCTGGCTTGCCGCATTCGCAACTTGATTCAAGCTGGTCCGAACCAATGCCATCACCTGATGATTGGCAACTGTCGTCAGCTCGCCTCCAGCCTGAGCAAGTTGGCGAACAGACAATGGCCCAAAATCTCCAAACTTCAGCCGTCCCTTCAGGCGACGTGCAAGCTTGTCTGTTGTCTCACCCGTCAACATTCCATTTCGCACAGTCTTTGCAAACAAATCAGCCTGCGCTTCCGCTAGCCCACGAAATGACTTGTTCAACACTTTGCCATTTGGCAATGTGATCGCCGTTCCTTGTGTCGCCGTAAGTTGAAACGTCGCAGGCGCACCAGTGACAGCAGCTTGCAGGTCATCGCTCAATGCAACGACATTGATTGCTGTAGGGTCAACAGTCGCAACAGACTGAGCAAACTGCGGACTAATCTGCACGCTACGAACTTGATCGCGCAACTCAATCGGCAATGCCCTGCGTAGTTGATCTTCAACGAACTCAGATTGCAAAACCGCTAACCCTTGCATATCCTCTACAACGGCAAGCGTGCTAGTCCCAGCCCATCCATCTAGCGACTGCTTCAGCTGCGCCAGAATCGCCCGAAGCCGTGTAGCTTTCGCAGACGCATCAAACTCATCAAGCCCACGCAGCTGATTGACAGCATCCAAAATAAGATCGTTATATGCAATGACAATTCGCTTAGCAACACTATTGCTAAAACGATTAAGGTCGATTGCATTGCGGTAAAGCTCTGCAGGGGTGCTCATGATTCATCATTCTCCTCCGCAACTGCTTCAGGCATCGTAGTTTCGTCTTCTGGCTCAGGTTCAGGTGTTGGCTCAGGCTGATTCATTTCAATTAAACCGCCAGTTTGCGTGGCCTCTAACTCTTGCTCAACATCAAAGTCATCCCCCAGCACTTCACCAGCTTCTAGCTGTAGCAACAGCGTTTCCTGTGTGATCGTGCCTGCCGTGTACAGCTGCAGCAACGCTTGGATCTCTTGCGGCTCCAAGCGAGAACCCATGAAGTCACGATTCACAAGGCTGCTGCCAGCGTTCCGCTCTTGCAGATAATCTGCATGAAAACGCAAGCAGTTGTCGATCATGTCTTGCATCTGCTGCGCCACAACCATCATGGTGCTGTCACCCTGACTGCGATCGATGCGTTTCGCTTCTGCTGTTTCACCAACAAGTTTGGCACCAAGCACAGCAGCTAGGCCAAGCTCATTAATTTGTGCCGCAATCTGCTCAAGCCTGCGGAACTGCGCGTCGTAGCTGTTGCCTGCTGGCTCAATGTATTGAGCAGAGCTGCCTTCTGGCAAGGCTAAAGCTTCCCCTGGTCCTGCACTGATCTCTTCGGCAGACTGCGGGAATCCAAAAATTGCCAACATTGGCACAGCTGAGATGTGCAGCTGATTGCTTAAATCTGATTGGACTTGATAATGCTGCAGGTTCAACTCAGCAATATCAGCAAGCGGTGGGATTGATTCGAGAACACCAGTGCGGTTCGAGTAAGCCACACTGAACGGAATCTCGCTAAGGCTTGTGCGCCCTTCATCAACAACACGGAAATCACCTTTCTGATCCTTTTGGTGGATCTCAAACGCGCCAGGCGTTAGCACTCGCACCTGCTCGATTTCTTTTTCCCCGTATAAACCGTCGGGAATCATAATCTTTTCAGTCAACCGCAACTGAGTCAGCTGTTGCTTGCCATCAGCAATTTCAGAGCGCCATCCGATAATGTCACGCGGTGAATATGTTGCCCAGTATGGCCGACCATTGTCACCAGCCTTAGGCGCATCAACTAAAACACCAACGTGACCATATCTCAATGCAATCCGACTGGTGTTGTATAACCACGTATTTAGATCATTCCCCTGCAGATCTACATCAAACAGCTGTTCTCGGATTTGATCAGATACATCATCAAGCCGCACAGGCTTGCGCGTCAGCATCCCAGCCAGCATCCGCTCCAGCCTGACGTAATACGGCGCCAAGACTGAACGCTGCAACCTGTTGTCGTAGCTGAAGTCTTGTTCTCGCGGTTCCTGCGGCAAAAACTTCCGATGGCCCTTGCGGATTTTGTACGTTCCGCCCAGCAGTGTTTCAATCAGACCCCAGTGGGGTTCCATGTGTGTCCAAGCAGTGCTGGGATCGTTCACCTGAGTGACGTTGCCAACACGCTGCCGACCACTGGAGAGATTTGAATACACAGCTAAAACCCGCCCAATGCCTGCAGTTTAGTAAAGCCTGATGCCTGTACCACGTCCAGCACGCGCATGCAGCATGCTGAAGTCCCTGTAGACAAGGTAGCCAAGGGCGTCATTCATGTGATCATACCCCGCATCTTTGTCAGGCAAACCAGCCTCTGTGTAGCTTTGGAGTTCAAGGCATTCGATCGTTCGCTTGCATTGTGCCGCAACCTGCAGCCTTACCTCTCCTTTCCCATTTTCCAGCAAAGCCTGAACAGAAGCCACCCGATCACGGATGGGAGGATTTGCTTTCGGTGATTGATTGCTGAAGCCATACGATTCGAGAATCTGTATGTCGGTCCGCGATGCATTTGTGCTGCGGTTTCCGCCAGATGCGTCAGGGTAGACATAGACAGTTGAGTCGGGAAATCGTCTTCGTATTTCTTGAGCCATGGCGTCGGTGTCATGTGCGCCGCTGATCTCATCGATCAGGAGAAGTTTGTTACCAAGACGAACACCGATGACTGCACTCATGTTGCCGACATTGAAGTCAACGCCCACGCGTAGTGGTTCCGCACTGACATCAGGGATATCGGTTGTGATGTGTTTCTGCCGGTCGAAGCGGTCATAGACCTGACCAGTTGTGAGTGAAACAAACTCGCCCTGTAGATACGCCTGTAAAAGGCTGGGATCGTAGTTTGCTTTGAGTCGCTCGATGAAGTCTTGGGGCAGATGTGGATTGTCTGCCGTCCGCATCCTAATCAGTTTTCGGTCTTTGCGCTGCTGTGCCTCCTCTGTGCCGAAGGTGTTCCACATCCAGCGAAAGCCCTCTGGAGTTGATACGGCTGCAAATTGACGAACGTTGCCAGCACGTAAACGGCCAAGAATTTTTGGGAATGCTTTGTTGGCAATGCCAGGCGAAACAACGTCCACTTCGTCGGCAAGGATATGCGAAAAATTAGACCCGATAATTCTTTGCCAATTTTCAAAACTGCGGCAAAGCAATTTAGTGTCTTTTTCTAAGTGCAATGTGTATTCAGGGAGCGGCGATGCTCTAAAGGTGTACGGAACTTCGTACTCCTCCAAGAAATTCTCAAAATCTGTCTGCCAAATGTCGCGGATCAATGGACCCGTAGGCTCCATTACGCAGCCTGTAAAGCCTTGGTTAGCAGCAGCCATGAAAACAGCCTTAGCGCAAAGCGCACGTGTTTTGCCTGCGCCATAACCAGCTGAAACACCAATGATTTCTGTATTTTGGTCATCAACAAAGGCACGCTGACCTGGGTGCAGATCCTCACGGATCCGATTGAGCAGCCTGGCGACATCGAGTTCGGAGTTGTCCTCACCAATGCGACGCAGGACAGAACCGCCAGCAATGTGGCTCAAGATCCCATTCACTGCAGCACCTGGGCAATCTGCGCGGCGGTCTTAATGCAGCCCAGTGCAGCGTTGAGATTGTTGGTTTTACGGGCTTCTTTTTGCAGCGTGGCAAGCTGAGCCAAAATCTCTGCAGTAAAAGTGAGGCGATCATTTTCCCAATCAGCGCGGATAATCTCCCTAGCCTTGGCGATGTAGGTGTCGGACTGACGCTCGGCAACGTCCCACTCTTTCGCGCAATACTGCACGATGTCTGAGCGCACAGCACCGTTGGCTAATAGGCGTGCGACTCGGTTAACGCGCATATCGACTTCGATCTTGGTCGATTTCTTGCCCATCAGCTCTCAGACTCCTCCTGATCAAAGTGTGCCGCAGAAGGATGACAAATGGCGGTGTTGCCGGTGAAGTCTTCCCAGCGCTTGACGATGACATCGCAATAGGCGGGGTCGAGTTCCATCATGCAGCAATGGCGTGAGGTTTTCTCGCAGGCAATGAGGGTGGTGCCTGAGCCGCCGAAAAGATCGACAATCAAATGACCGGGCTTGCTGTCCTTCTCGATTGCGCGGACAGGAAGTTCGCAGGGCTTCTGGGTTGGGTGTGCCTTTAGATGCTCGTCAGTCATGTGTATGCGACGGACGAACCACAGCTCTTTCTTGGCTTTGGGGTATCGCCAGCACAGCTCGAAGGAGGAGCCGTAGACCTTGTTTTCGTCTTCAGAATGAGCCTTTGCCCAGACGAGAGTGGAGCCTTGATCCCAGATAGGAATAGAGTTGCAGAAATAGTCTGCGCCCCAGATGTACCAGATAGGGGATGGAAGAAGGCGCATCATTGCGCCAGCGTCAAAAGGTTTGTCGTCGTCGTGGACAGGCTTGTAGGACTTGGTTGAAGTCCCCATTTTTGAGTAGTCAGTATCTAGGTTCATTCCATACGGCGGATCGGTGAAGACCATGTCCGCCTTTTTGCCGTCCATCAAGCGTTCGACATGCTGCGGGTTGGTTGAGTCGCCGCATAGGAGACGGTGGTTACCAAGGATCCAAAGGTCCCCTGGTTTGGTGATGGGGTCTTCTGGGGCGTCAGGGACGTCGTCAGGGTCGGTGTTGCCTTCTTCGGGTTCGAGTTCGGTAACGGCTAGGAGTTCGTTGAGGTCGTCTTGATCGAACCAGGGTTCGAGATCGTGCTCCTCAGAGAGGCGGTGCAGCATCTCCTGATCCCACTCGCTGAGATCAGCGGTTCGGTTGTCAGCAAGAGCTAGGCCGACCTTTTGCTCTTCTGTAAGGCCAGTGCGACGAACAGCGATGACCTCATCGCCTTCTGACTCGATGATACGAACGCGGCGAATACCTGCAGCTTTTGCTCCGTCAATAGTGCCGTTGCCAGCAAGGATGCGATTTTCTTCGTCAATAACGATAGAACGTGCTGCGCCGTAGCGTTGTAGCGATTCCTTAATTAAGTCAGAGGAACGATCTGTGCGACGCCTTGCATTTTTGTGATCAGATTTTAGATCAGATATAGATGCCAACGCTACAGGGCAGTTGGTGTGAGTTTAGCCTACAGATGCGTGTGTTGGTGCATTTTGCGCCAGTAGGCTTGGAGCTGGTTGGTTTTGGGTTCAATCAAGTGCATCGAGCTGACAATGCCTCTGTAGTTGCCGACTGTGATCTGGACTGAGCCATCTGGGAGGGGAAGGATTTTTGGATTGGGCGTAGAGGGCTGAGAGGTGCTGCTCATAGCGCTGGATAGCGTCGAGTTCATTTTGGCGCTGCTGAGCGCGAAGGGAATCGTCAATCGACATTTGGCCAAGTCCTTTGTGTCAAAAAAGGGGACTTACAGCAGGCCCCGATGAAAACCTGCCTGCCCCTTGGATTAGAACAGCAGAGAATACAAGTCTTCGCCGCTCATGCTTTGGGCTTTGTGCGGCAGACAACTGATTCCATAAGAAAGCAGCAAATGAGCAGCTTCTTTGTTGTTGCAGCGAGAAGCAAGAGCTTCAAAGATTTTGATGTCTTTAGGTAGCTCTAAGTACGTGTCGATCCTTCGGAAACCACTGGTCAATTCAGAGTCCGTTGAATCATCAGGCTCTTTTAGTTCAATTTTTGTTTGTACGACAGCTTC